CATCTGCCCAACCAGTACCCTGCACTAGGCGGTCTAACTTTTGGTGCATGCGCACACGCTCTAGATACTTTTGCTTTACGGCGGGATCGCCGTGAAATGATTTAATTTCACCCATTTTCTGACTCCTTATTTTAACAGGGTAGGGTTGTATACATAGGTATCGTGAACCCCGATAGCCTCTTTATCAGAGACGTTATCGGACTTTGCGATGCCACTTCTATCCGATACGATGATCCATTTAGACCCATAGTCTGCTTGTCTACGTAGACGCTCAAAGTCTGTATCGGTGCCAACTTTTCGCCATCTTGCTGTGTAATAGTGGAAAAGGGTGTATTTCATCGTGGTCCCTCCTTATAAATCTCTTGTCGACCATTTTTACCCTAAAACTTGAGCTAAAATCTACATTAAATTGTAACGCACTATATACACTAGATTTTAAATCCAATCGCCATCTAGGTCATTCTCCAGGAGCCTTAGCAGCTCATCGAACGGTAACACAGCGAGAATGGGCGCATTGTCGCCCTTGGTCACCAATACAGGTACCTCGTCCGGCCCATTTAGCTGCACTTCTTCTATACATGATACGGGCGCGTACTTCTTAAACCGTTTGCATTGGATGCGATATCTGCCCGTTTGTTGGATATCGACGCCATTTGCATCGTTTTGATGATATTCGAGTTGCCTTCGGGCTTCCGGGAATACTTTTCGTAGCCGTTTTGCGATTTCTCTTTCAAATTTATGACCCTTATTTCTCGATTTTTGACTCAAAATTGCCTCCTTTTTGAGCAAAATAATTTTTATGGCGGATTTATTACTTACCAAAACCGTTCATGTGACTACCTAGTGACTACCTGTGACTACCTGGTGGTCACGGTATTCGCCTATTATATCACCAAGTTATAGCAAATGTGACTACCGTGACTACCTTTTTGACTAAAACTTTCTATGGCGGGTGTGAGCGTATCCCCCGGACCCATTACCACCACCACTACTATTATATTATTCAATAACTCTTTATTGATAAAGGTAGTCACGGTAGTCATATGGCTGTATATCACTGGAATCCCTCGTAAATGGCATGACTACCTAGGTAGTCACGAGGTAGTCACAGGTAGTCACAGGTAGTCATATTAAAAAATACATCACTTTTTACTCCAAGTTGTACCGTACCTGGAATGCCGTTTCTCGTAACCCATTTGGCGCAGCGCTTCGCATATCTCCATTTGCTTTCTACGGTCCGTTGCTGGCTCGCCTAAACGCCTTAATAGATCGCCCACCCGAAAATCGCCCGCCAGAAAATCGCCTAGCGTCGTGCCATCAGCGAATGTCTCCCCTAACCGCGCCCGGATTTCATCTACCCACGGGTCGTCAAGCTGTCTGGCCTTAGTCGCTTCATTGGCTTGGGCGATCACGGCTGCGTCGGTCAGGTAAGGCACCGCGCCCCACCGCCAAGCCTCAATGGCCTCCGCGAATAGCTGATCACGTACCGCCGCCAAGCCGTCCGTATCGCAATGGCCTACCTCGACCGGCCAGAACCGGCGGTTACCCGTCGTGTCATTTAGGAACTCAGAACGGTTAGTCGAGCCCGCCAGCACGCCATGGCGCGGATATTTGGTGACCCTACGTCCGTATGGCGGGCGGATCTTATCGACCCGCGATGAAATGAATTGCTTGATGTTTTCGGTGTCTGACTTATACGCGCCTACAAGTTCTGATAGTTCGTAGATCCATTTGCCGCGAAGCTGTAGAGCCGCGTCCTTCTCCCTAAAGTTGATACCTGTATCGCTGAACCAATCTTCTCGCCCGGCTAGAGTCGACAGCGTGGTGCTTTTACCCGCTCCCTGCTCACCCACCAGAATCAAAACTGTATCTAGCTTGCAACCCGGCCGGAAAGCCCTGGCGACCATGCTGATTAAAAATTTCTCGGATATGTCGGATAGATATGGCTCTTCTGCCTGGGCTTCGCAATAGTCCCGCATCCAAGTACGTATCCTGGGCCTTCCATCCCATACCAGGCTTTCGAGGTACGCTGTTAAGGGGTTAATAGGTTGCTCCGCCGCGATGACGCTAACCGCTTCGTGTATGATTCCTGTCGCCGGGTCGGACGAAAACCCGAACCGGGTGCATAGCCATTGCTTGACGGCCAAGATAACCGTGTCATCGACTAGAGATCCTGATACGCCGAACCGACAGGTGACGCCTAGCTGCTCTTCTGCTGCAAAAACGTCATATAGAAATGGGTTATAACCTAGGGCATGACGGATAATGGTAAGTAGATTTTGGAACCTGGGCTTGACTAGGCCATGGCGATCAGTCTCGATGCTGTCGCGCCATTCACCTAGGATCTCCTTCTCTTGTTCTTTGGCCGCGTCCGGGCTCAACCTACTATACTCGACAGCAGATTCAAACGCCGCTTCGGCCCCATATTCCTGCCTAGCCTTGACGAGTGAGTATTTTCTAACCCAGTATGCTGCTTCGGCGCGGTCCTCTGTTTTGGCATGCTCAAAGGCGCAATCCCCAAGGTGGGTACCGCGTTGGGTCAGCATGCCGCATATGTCCTCATCGCTCCAGCCCCACCGCACTAGCTCAATAACAACCGTAAACACCGCCGCGCTACGGTCGTCACTAACTCCCGCGCCGTCGTCGATGGCGTCACGTACCCAAGCGGGACAGGATCCCGTGGGCCTAGGGTTATATTCGGCGTGACGGCGTACAGCCGTAGGCAGCTTTGCAGCGGGCGCGGTCGCTTGTTCGATCACAGGCAATTGGTCGACCTTCAGGCCCCCGTTGCGCCAACGGTACGCAAAGCCAGTATCTGGGTGCTTCGAAGGCGGCACAACGCATTGCCTGCCCCCGCCCATAACCATAACCTCCCACGCCGGACGTAGGCGATAACCGCCCGAGATTTCGTCGTCGCTCAAACCTGTAAGGTCACGTTGACTGGGTGCTACGCCGCTAAACTTGACCTTGACCAAGTCTTCGCTGCGAGCTATGACCTTGTTTTCGATGCGGGTAACGCTACGAAAATAGTAGTGAGCGGAACCCATTCCGCGTCCGGTGTAAACGTCGGGTTTTTCTGCGTTGACACTGGGCGCATATTTTTGTAAGGCTTGACGAGCCGCCCGCAAATGTTTAGGGTCACTCGATTTAATATCGAGATCCAAAACACCTACGAAATCCGCACCAATCATATCCCCGAGCCTCACGCCAAGGTTAATCCCTTGGCTTTCCCATTGATGCAAAAATTTCTCAAGACTGTTACGCGTTCTACGCTTTTTGTACGGCCAACCGTTTTCGATTGGTGCTTTAGAATTCGGACGGAGTAATAGGACTTGGAACCCGCTATCATGTAGGGATAGCGCTGCGTCACGTACCGACGACATAGGATGACCTCGCTCGTAATAATGGGGTGCGGTCTGATTGTAGTAGCTCTGATGGCTTATCGGATTTGCCTTGAATTGCCAATCAAAAAGTAATAGGTACTACCAACCATGATTATTTAAGCGCTTTTGGAGCCCGTAACCCAATATGCCAAGTCTCAGCCATCCCGTGATGGTAGTGCGCTATGTCGCACCTTTTTTTATATGCAAGTGCGAGCCCGCTGCCCGTCATATTCCAAAAGACGCCGGCTTTGTATGGTTTGAGAAGCGTAAGACGTGGTATACCCGCCAACTAGGCACCGCCGTAAAACTGGCCGCATGGTTTGACGATAACGCTACTAAATACCTAAAACGCCGCGTCGTCGAACCAGTCAAGGCGGTGTCTATACCCCCTCCCCCGCCGGGTCTGCGTATGTATCCGTTCCAGGATACTGCGTTAGCTTTTGCTCTGTCGCGCAACAACGCCTATATCGCATTAGAGCAGGGTCTAGGGAAAACCGTAGTAGCGGCTATGTACGCTAACTCGCTTCGGCGTCCTGCGGTCGTTTTCTGCCCGCCATTTTTGTCGCGTAATATGGCTAGAGAATTTAGAAAATGGAGTACGCTTCCCTTTAGAGTAGTGCGTTATACCTGTCAGTCAGACTTAAATGGCCCCGCCGTTGTAATCGTACCCGATAGCAGGCTTAGCCAAAAAGATCATTGTACAGCGATATACCGGTGGGCTAAGCAGCACGACGCCGTATTAGTAGCCGATGAAGCGCACCGGTATAAAAGTATGAGCGCCAAGCGCACCAAAAATCTGTTGCGTATGGTACTAGCGTTCGACCGTGTTCTATTGATGAGCGGGACTCCCCTTTTAAACCGCCCATTTGAGTTATACCCTTTAGTCGACGCGCTAGCCGCTAATTGTATCGATTTCATGAGTGAGAACGCGTACGGCAAAAGGTACTGTAACGGATATTTCGACGGCTACGGGTGGAACTACAAAGGCGAGTCCAATGTCGCTGAATTAGGTCGAAGGCTAGCCCCTCTAATGCTACGTATGACTAAAGCTAAAATGCTGGATGACCTACCACCTAAAGTAGAGCAGGTCATCGTACTGCCGAGCTACAAGCCTGCAGCGCTGCAAAAGGTAGAGCGTGAACTCATAGCTGCCATGGGCGAGGTCGCTCCCGACCAGCTACTTGAAATGGCGTTAGCTAAACAAGGTGGTAAGTCCTCGATTCCGCTATCAACGTATCGCCGGAAAATGGGCGAGTTAAAAATAGACGGCGCAGTAGAGTACATCCTACGCCTTCTAGAACTATATGGCGGTAAGGTACTGGTGTTTGCTCACCACCGGGACACGGTAACCGCGCTATCGAACGCGCTAGTACCCCAGTTACCTGTTAACGCCGTGGATGAGATTAGGGGCTCGACGTCTATGGCAGACCGCGACGTGCGGGTGCGGCGATTTCAGGACGGGCCTATGCAAGTCCTGATCGCTAATATAGACGCAGCGGGTACCGGGTTAACGTTGACCGCTGCAAGTAGAGTTGTATTTGTAGAGTACGATTGGACTCATGCGAAAAACGAACAAGCAGCGGATCGCGTACACCGTATTGGCCAAAAAGACGTTGTATCCGTAGATTACTTAGTGTTTAAAGATTCACTCGATGAATCTATTTTAAAAACGGCGCGGCGGAAAGCCCGCCTATCCAGGAGTTTTTTTAATGAAAGTGACATTTGAAGTACACCTAGACAACCCAGAGTCAGTATCTTCCTTGTATGCGTTTCTTTTATCCAGGTTACCGGGTACCGACGACGTAGCCCCCGAAGCAGTACATGCAGAACCAGTAGTGGATGAAAGCCCGCCCGTTGTAAAGAAATCAGCTACTAAGGATAAAAAGGCGACAAAAAAGAATACAAAGGCAGGAGCGCAGGCGGCAAATAGCGACGACGTGTCCTTCGACGCCGAGTATAAGGCCCCGACAAGCGCAACCCGTGACGATATGGTCAAAGCAATTCAGTCATTGAGTAAGCGGCGGAATGTAGAGTTTTCAAAACAATTAGTCGAGAAAATTGCAGGCGCAAAACGCTTGGGAGATATACCGGAAAGCAAGTTTGGTGAAGTGACCGCTGCTTGCGAAGCTAACTAGCGGACTAGGAGTCAGAAAATGGGTGAAATTAAATCATTTCACGGCGATCCCGCCGTAAAGCAAAAGTATCTAGAGCGTGTGCGCATGCACCAAAAGTTAGACCGCCTAGTGCAGGGTACTGGTTGGGCAGATG